TTAAAGTCAAAATCCTCACAAACTCGAGTAAGAATAGGATCATCTTTATTTACTAGTTTCATCGTTTCACATAAGTCCTGTTTAACATAATATGATTTTCATCGGTTGGACCCCAGTCACCATCTGGGTGGAAAGCTATAATCTTCATTTCATAATCTGAAGTTTTAAACCTATGTAACTCGTGTTCATCCAAACAGAAGATCATACCTTCTTTTAACTCAATAGGATGTGTTGTATCTGAGATACCGGAACCTTTAATGACACACCCAATCCTAATACTTGGATGAGTATGATATGATTGTACTATATTTTGAGGGAAATGTAAATAATTAAGGCTAGAATCACCCAATCTAGGCGGATAAACTAAAAGAGAATCCGAACAGCCGTCGATGTAAGATAACTTACCGGGCAACATTGTATCTACAGATCCTATTAAGTTATGGCCTAAGAATCCAAGCCTAAAGACACCAAATACGTTTCCATCGAAAGCATCAATAGCAACATCTTTATCTTTAATAGGAAAGGAAAAGTATTGATCTTTAGTTAACCAATGTACTTTTTCTCCAATCTTAATACTGGCTTCGCACATGGAATAACCCATTAGAGTAGCCCACCCTATCTTCTGTCGTTCAATGACTTCAAATGAAGATCTTACCATGAATCCGTATGATGGATACATTGTATCTCTTCTGTCGATGATATCAACAGATCTTGTTTTTCCATCGAATACTATCATTTAATTTCTCATTAAATCAAAATTAATAATACAACGATAATTAACCGTGGGTTGTGAACTACAGTGGTAACGAGAACCATCAAAGAGAACTATTCTACCACGTTTCGGTGTAACTCTCATATGTTCTGTCAATTTAATTCCTTGTGAACCACCTGGTGTATCATGAATAGTTTGATCATAGATAATAGTATCACCATCAGAGTTGTTTACATAATATACAGCTGCAATATGTGGCATATCTGCTGGAAGATCTACATGCACACCATTATGTTCTTTACGGTACTGTTCTGGTAATGGAAGTTGAAGAAAGATTCTATTATAATAAACATTATTCCATTCAAGATCAGGAAGATTACCTAATATATCAACAGCAAGTTTTCCATATAATAAACTAGTAAAGTTTGTTCTTGGATCTTTTAGAATATGAGCAAAACCATGTGATGGCCAAGTATGTCCTTCCACACCAGATACATCTGTTAGAAATTGCCATTGTGCTTCATTCATAATATAACTATGAATTTCGTGTTGAACATGCTCAGGTACAAGATCATCAATTATTCTTGTTTCAAACATTATGCTACCTTAGAGAAGTTTTGTTTCTTTTCAAACTTAATGATATTACTGAACTTATCATAAAGCTGATCTGTTTTATGGCTGATGATAAATGTATTTGTGTCTGTTGTAAGACCAATTAGAATTTTAAGAAATTCTTCTGTTCCATTTGAATCCAAAGATGAATCCATTACTTCATCCATAATGAGTAGATTAGTACTAACTGAATTGCGGAGTTTAGCAACAGCACGCCAAGTAAAAAGGATCGCAAGGTTAATACGCATCTTTTCCCCCTCCGAGAAGGAAGCGTAAGAAAACTCATCTCGGAATCGAGACTTAATTGTTTCGTTGAACTCCTCATCGAGTTCGAACTGAACAAAGAAATCCAAAGAACTGAGATACTTATTAATGAGCTTATTAATAACAGGAACATACTGCTTGATTATCCTTGCTTTAATACCGCCATCCTTAAGTAGATAAGAAGCAGTAGTCAATATTTGTTTTTCATCCATAGCTTCATTATAGCGCTCAGCAATTAGATTCATCTCTTCCTGAAGAGCAGTAAACTTTTCAGATTCATCTGCTTCATGTGATTCATTAATAGTATCAATATCACGCTGAAGTTGATTTTTATAATTGTTCAGTTGATCAATATGATTCTTAATCTTTGACATCTCAACAACAAGATCACGAACACGGTTGTTCATCTTGTTAATTTCTGCCAATCTTTCTTTCTGTTCAAGATAATTCTTTTTAATGACTGAGAACTTTTCTTCATAGTCATTTATCTCAATAGTTTTCATAGTAATTTGATCTGCCTTCAAATCCTCAGTAATAACCTGAGTACATGTTGGGCAGTTATCATGATTTTTAAAAAACTCAATGTCTTTATTATGAAGTGCCATTTTTGCTTCAAGCTTATGGCGCATCTTATCAAGTTTTTCAATCATTTCCTCGACAGCATCAACATCTTTGGTTTGTGCTGCTAAATCTTGAGCTTCCTTAGTAAGGCGCTCATTATCTTCAATGAGCACTTTTACTTTATTATTAGTTTCTTCAATAAGATTTGTTTTCTCTTCAATTAATTTTTCATTTGTATTTTGCTTTTCCTGTAGATGCTGCTGAATAAGTTTCATCTTTTCAGTAGCAACTTTTTGATCAGCAGAAATGTCCGTAAGTTCTGTGGTGTTATTAAGCAACTTATCTTTTAATAGAGAATTCATTGTAGTAAAGATCTGTAGATCAAGTAGATCTTCAATAACTTCACGGCGTTGTCCAGTAGGTAGTTGCATAAACGGAACAAAAGACGCTGAACCGAGTACAACTACTTGACAAAAAGACTTGATGTTCAATTTAAGAATTTGTTTTTCAAGTACTTCTTGATAGTCACGCATTTCAGCAGACTGATTAATCAGATTACCATTCTGATAAACTTCAAAGATATTAGGCTTTTGTCCACGAATAATTTTATATTCTATTCTGCCGACACTGAATTCAATCTCAACAACCATATCACGTTTTGTTATGGTATTTACTAGTTGAGGTTTATTTACTTTGCGGAAAGGTTTACCAAAGAGAGCATATGTAAGAGCATCGAGCATGGTAGATTTACCAGCACCGTTCTCGCCTACTACAAGAGTTGTATTTGACTTGGCTAGATCTATTTCAGTAAAGATATTGCCAGTACTTAGGAAGTTTTTCCATCTAAGTTTTTTAAAGAATATCACTGTTCACCAATTACTTCTATTTCATCATCAGTTTCAATCCACAATTTAGCACCAGTACTGTGTGGATTATTTGGAGAATAAATCATTCTCGAAGGTCCAAGAATATTTAATTCCATACAATAGATTTTACCATCGATATTACATACTGGTTTTTTATCAGTAGATTTAATATTATGCATAATAGCATCTCTATCTATATGTATATAATGTTTCATGGGAGGTAATTTTCTTAAAAAATTACCTCTGTATGGTGTAATATCTGAATCTGTTTCTGCCCAAACAATATTAAAAGTTGCAAATCGTTCATCGATGCCATACTTAAATTGACACGGACCATCTACTTCAAGTCCATGGCAACTATAAACAGATTTTTCATCATCATGATTTTGTAGAACACAGAAAGCATTATTGTGTTCTACATTTTCTAAATCTTTTACTACACTGATTCGTTTCATTCTACTGTCAATGCTTCGTTGTAAAGATTTGTTAGAGTTTGCTCAAGTCTTCCTCTATCAATATTTTTAATATCCATAGAATTAATATAAGTTTTAAAGATTTCCATAGTAGACTCGGCTTCATTGATAATATCATCATCATTTTCTAGATTCAGATTAAGATGATCATCAACGATCTGTAAATCAATCAAACCAATTTGCTCAAGACTTTCTATGAACTTATCAAATCTGTATGGATTAGTTTTATTGGTTACTACGATTTTTACAATTTTATTTTTCCAATGTGTAAGATCATAACTTTCTGGTTCTTTACCAGCAGTTATATCATCGTACCAAAACTTATCAAACATTTTATATGGATTCTCAATGAAAGTCAAATCTCGAGTTACAGTATCAAAGATATGAAAGCCTTTAGGGTCGTCATAATCAGACCAAGTAAACTCCGCGTGACTACCCAGATAGTGAATAGTGCCATCAGAGGAGCGGTGATGATAATGCCCACTGAGAACAATATCAAAACGATCAAATATATGGCGATCATCGCCGTGACTAACCATAGATCCTCGATACATTTCGAAGCCTGCGAGCTCAAAGTGTCCCATAACAATCTGGGCTGGTGTTGACTTGATTTTGTCGAATGATTGCTTTCTATTTTCATCACAAATCCATGGTGTTAGAAGAACGGTAGTGTTATCAAATTCAACTTCGACTGGATAATTGCTATAGACTTTAAACGTAGGGTAGCGACCAGCAACCAGTTCTCGAAGTGCATTTACGTCATTAGTATTTTTAAAATATGTATCATGATTGCCGGCAATAAAGTGCACGTTTAATGCACGTTGAGACATAGGCTGAAGAAAATCTTCTTTTAAACGCCGAGCAGTATTGATATTGATATACTTACGGCGATCCACGAGATCACCAAGATGGACAACAGTATCAATACCATTCTTGTCAATATACGGAAAGAAGATCTCATCCAAGAACTTCTTGGAGTTATCCATGAACGCGAGGTTGTCATTACGAACTCCCCAATGGGTATCAGTTATAAGTGCAATTTTCAAGAGCAATACTCTCTAGTAATTTTCCAATCAGGAACACGTTTCTGTTGTTCATTTTTGGCTTTAATGATAATTTCATTACAATAATCTCGAGTAGCTTCAAGACGAACTATATAATTAGCTAGTTCATTATCTCGTAGATTCTTGTCTTTTATCTTTTCACCGATATCTTGAATATTAACTGGTACTAGGTGAAAATTCTTTTTCATGTTCATCTTCCTTTACAAATTTTTCAATTCCAATCTTATTCTTTTTTGATGCTTTTGTCAACTTTTCCTCAAAGTTTTTTATAAGCTCATATGAATAATCATTATGAATCTTTGTACCGGATACTCTATTTTCTTCTACTAGATCATCCATAATATTAGAATATTCAAAGTTTTTATGTTTAATATAAGCCTGTTTCTTTTCTTTTTGGATTCTTCTAATAAAAGCATTCCATGCAATTTGAGTAAAATATGCAAATGGATTAGTAGATTTTGTTGGATCAAAACTGTGGGCGCCGGTTACACAGTTTTCAATGGCATCTGCAATCATTTCATCTTTATAAGAATATCCAATGAAGTTAGGTTTGGTAGCAAGTTTATTGCAAATGAGTAGAAAACATTTGCCAACATAATTTGGAATCTGTGGCAAAGGTCTATCTTCTTTCTTTGCTTCATTTACTTTTTCTTTGTACTTGACCATTTCTTCATAGAGAGTCTTATTATTTACATAGTGCGTAGCCATTATGCGCCTTTTAAGTTGACTGGATAAAGTTTATATTCAAACTTTTCCTCATTATAAATCTTCATGCGCTCAACAAAGTGCATGATTGTAAAATTCTTTCTATTCTTCCAAGTCAAGTCATCGGCAATGTCAAATAGGACAGCGCTATCTTTACTGTCTGACTTACGTAAGCCACGACCAATTGACTGTAGATTTCTAATTTTGGACTTTGAAGGACTTGCAAATATAATGTTATGCAAATTGCGAATGTTAACACCTGTGGAGAAAGTTCCGTAGCTAGCAACGATAATTGCTCTTTGTTCTTTTTCCACAATATGACGAATTTTTTCACGTTCATCTCCATCAACACCGCCGTATACAAAAAATGTGGGTCTGTCTTCATCTTTTAACATTTCATAGAGTACTTTACCATGTTTCTCTACATATTGAAATAATAGAAGAGTATTACCTTCTAATGAAAGCGCTAAATTCTTAATGAATCTATTTCTTGCTTCATTGCGTACCAAGAAATCCATTTCAGCTTGATAGTCTGCATTTCTTAGTTGCTGCTTAATTTCATCTGAGTATTTAAGAATAATAGCTTTAATCATAAAGCTAGCAAGATGTTTCTGTTCAATAAGTTCTGCTGTTGAAACTACTCTTCTAACTGGTCCAAAAAGTCCCTCAAGAACCAGACGGTGAGTTTGACTGCCATCCAAGGTACCAGTAAAACCAAAACGGTACTGGCAATCGCTAAGCTTGGTAAGAATAGAAGTAAGACTCTTGGCTTTAAACAGATGTGCTTCATCGCCTATGACCACATCAAATTGTTGGAAATATTCTTTAGGAAGTTTGTAAATCGACTGCCAGGTACTGATGGTGATTGGTTTATCCGTTTGTTTATCTTGTCCTGCATAGATTCGATGGACATACCTATCAGATTGAAAACCATAATCGGCAAAATCAGAAGTAAGCTGAGAAACCAGAGAAGTAGTTGGCACAATAATAAGAGTACGAGCATTATAATACCTCGTTATAAGATAGATGATGAACGACTTACCAGATGCTGTTGGTGAAAGCATAAGTGCTCTTTTATGCCTAATTGCATGCACAAAAGCTTCTATCTGATAATCACGACGTTCAAATTTAGTTGGTATTTCTAAAGTATCAATAAAATCATAAGCTTCTTTGAGCGAAAATTCTTCAAGTGAAGTGTCGTATTTGTATTCTACTTGATAACCACGTGTATTTGCAAACTCTTCAACATATCTATTGAGACCAGCATAAAGATGGCCAGTCATTGCATTGAACAAACGAATTTTGCCGTCCCAGAACTTATTCCGGACGGAAGGCATAAACTTTGCACCTGGAACATCAAATGTAAAGTGATCATTAAGCTCGTAAGCTATGCCAGGATCACATTTCAATTTGTTGTAGGTTTCGTCGAACTTTTCGACTTCAATTACATCCATTATGCTCCCATAGTGAACTTATGCCAGTCAATCGCTGCCTTAATCTGGAACCCTCGGTTCGTCAGGCTTTTAATGATAGACTCTAAAAGCTCTACCTTCTCTTGTTGATAACCTATCTTTAGAGATAGATCAATTATATCTTTATCACCATCAAGATACATCGGCATTTCCTGCTTTAAGATTAAACCTTTTGCTGGAATATCCCAACCTTTTTCTTGAGATTCTTTAGATGGTCCTTGTGTATAAAATTCATACTTTGCTAACTTAAGCTGTTTAAGTTCTGCTTCATACTTCCTAAGCAAAAGCTTTTCTGAACTATAAACCTGAAAATATTTATGATGTAACTTAGGAATCTTTAGAGACTCATCACCAAGTGCTGTCATATCTATTTCAGAATCTTTTTTCCATTCCGCATAGATTTCATCGAGTTTCATTTATCATATCCAAATTAGCAAATTTGTATATAATATACCACAAAACTTATTGAAAGTAAACCATTATGATATTTTTTTAATATCAAAAAGCGTATATCTAAAAGTAGCACTAGCAGTAACGTACTGTACATCATCCATAGTTGAATCAAAGTATATTTCAGATAAGAATGATGGAAAAGCTTCTTTAAAAGAAATTTCAAAATTTGGTCTTTTTACCGCATTGAGTATTATTAAACCGATATCAGATTTTAAACCTTCACCAGTTATAGTTGGATTCTTAGCTATATTAGAAAATTCTTCAAACTTTTCTGGAAATCCTAAACCACGAATCCAATTATGTAATTCAAGATAATTCTGAAAGTCTTCATCAACTTTAAACATTACTTCAAGTTCACCATATTGAACTTTATTGGCAGCATTAGGTAAATAATTAAAAGATGTTGGTACATCAATAATCTGTAAAGTAAGTGATGGAATATTAATCTTCTGAATAAAGAAATTTAAATGTGGTGCCCTCTTGAGCTGAAACTGAAAGTTTAGCGGATTGAGGAAATTTTTATTAATTGGAGTATTTTCTATAGCACTCATTATAGATCACCGTTCTTATCACTATGGTCCATCATGTCAGACATAATCTTAAGATGCTTGGATTCATCTGGTTCATGCTTCTTAAGTTTTTTCTTAAGAGTCTGAAATGTTCTAGTAGCCGCGGATTTATCAATTCCAAGGCCACTTTCATTATGTCTCTTATTGGCCGCAACATGTCTTTCGTGTGCTCTCCACACTTCAGGATGAACGCCTGGCATTGGAGAACCTTCA